GGAAGCGTATGCCCGCTATTGGCAATATCGTCATCAATGATGGCGCAGCCACCCCGGTCGCTCACACCTTCTCTCCTGTCGGAGTGGAGGGAGTGGTTGCGACTCACGCTGACCGTTCTGCTGGTATTCCTGTGGGCTATGGCAATATCGCCATCTCTCTCCGGAAACCGGCAAGCGGCAGCGGTGTCTACAAGGCGTCGATTAAGATTCTTATTCCGACGCTTGAGCAGACCAGCCCTTCGACTGCAACTGGCATCCAGCCTGCTCCCACGGTGGCTTATACCACCGCGATGCATCTGGACTTCCTGCTGCCTGCTCGGAGTTCCTTGCAGAACCGAAAGGACATTCTGGCATACGCCAAGAATGTGCTCGCCCACGCCACTGTTGTCAGCGTGGTCGAGAACCTGGAAAATGTCTACTAAAAATAGACGTCCCCAGGTCCCCCGATCGCATGTGAATGCGATCGTAGGTTCCCTAACCATTAGAGTAACTCTATGGCTAACAAGTCTCCTAGCGATCGTAGGATTGCTAACGTTGCTGTTCCTCATGACGGCGGATATTTCTGCCAACTCCTCGCTAGAGGTGTTGGCGGGAGATTCGCCGCAGAATTCGCCCAGCATAACGCCGGAGGATACGTCCCGTTTGAAAGGGACGTACAACCCTCAGCCTACAGCTGTGCTGATTCCTTTAGACGAGACTACCTCCTCGCGGTGACCCTTTCTAAGTTCGACGACGGTAAGTCGTCCGAACTGAAGAAGCAAGTCGCCTTAGAGAAGTTCATCGTCGCTGAGGAGCAATGTCGTCGTACCAACGAGCGTTTGCAGCGCGTGATTGGTGGCCCCCTTGTAAAGGGGCTTACCATTGAGGCCGTAATTTTTACGGCCTCAAGAAAGATATCACGCTTGCTCGGCCCGTTGGATCTCGACGAGGTTGCACTGGGTTTTGGTTTCGGCCCGGGTTCAACAACCCGATTACGCCGAACCAAGTCTGACACCTGGTACAAATTCTCGGGGATTCCCGAGGCAACGACCAACTGTGCGGTGTTCGCCGATGCTGTTTTCCAGCATCTGCCCCTTTGGAAACAAGGGGTAATGGATTCCCAGGCAAACGTCCCCGAGCTCGAACGTAGGTTAGTTACCTACGTTCGCGGGAACCGCATCGTCACTGTCCCGAAGAACGCAAAGACGGACCGTGTAATAGCTATCGAGCCCGATATGAACATGTTTGTTCAGAAAGGGTTCGGTTCTGTTATAAGGTCTCGCCTCAAGAGGGTCGGAGTCGATCTTGATGACCAAACGGTAAACCAGTCACTCGCGCGCGATGGATCCATCGATGGCTCCTTAGCCACGTTGGATTTGTCCATGGCGAGCGATACTGTTAGCCGTGGTATCGTCGAATCGCTCCTTCCCCCCGACTGGCTATCGGCACTTGAGCAGTGCCGATGCCCGGAGGGCGTTCTTCCTTCTGGTGAAGTAATACGTTACCAGAAGTTCTCGTCAATGGGAAACGGATTCACGTTCGAGCTGGAGTCCCTGATATTTTGGGCTCTTATCTCGGCCGTGGCCGATCTTCTCGGCGAGACGGATCGTCGGATCAGTGTTTATGGGGACGATCTAATCGTACCCGTATCCCTGGTTGAGCCTATCATTGGGGCACTTACCTTCGCTGGCTTTACTGTCAACGAAAGGAAGTCCTTTTGGTCTGGCCCATTCCGCGAGAGTTGTGGTAAACACTACTTTCTAGGAACCGACGTTACTCCTTTCTACATCCGCAAGCAACCCAGGAGGCTCTCTGATGTTTTCCTATTACACAACAACGTTGTGCGTTGGTCTGTCATCGAAGAGTCCGGGTGCCGTGACGCTGGACATGACGCCGGACTTCGTGATGTATGCGAAGCTCTGCGCAGTTCGGTGCCACGAGCGTGGTGTAGACCACGTATTCCTGACGGATACGGCGATGGTGCCTTCATCGGAAGCTTTGATGAATGCGTA